CTTCGCCTGTGGTAGCATTTCGGACCCGAATACCGACTGTACCAGTGATTTTGGCGATCGACATGTTATCGAAGTGATATACCTCGATGGCCGCGCGAGTGGTAGTCAGGATCCGGTATGTCCAAGAATTTCCTGACCTAGACAATAGCGAGAACGCCATTGAATTGGATCCGCCAGGAGTGTGTCCGACAAGAACTGGGTAAATGCCGTATGGAATTGTGAGATCCGTGATGAACATGCCATTGGCATTAGATGCCGCCGATGGATTCACCGTGTATTTAGCAACAAGCGCCGAGTTACGATAATTCCCGTCGATTTGTACGAATCCATTGGCGTTTCTTACTCTGAGCCCAAGCGCCATCAATAAGTACCGTATATGACAAGGACAGAGCGGCGGCCTTGTGGCCAAGGAAACTGGCGATATGACCAACTAATGGTATTGCCGCTCAGTGTCACCTCAGGGGTGGCAGTGTCTGAAGTCACAGCCAAGTCAGACAGAACACTAAGCCAAGCCTGACCGCCAACGCCGTCCGTGATTTGAAAAGAGCCATCCACGACACCCGTTTCAAATGTGCCAATGGTTCTAGTTATGCGGTCAGTGATGTCTAGCATGATCGCCCCCGTATTAGGGTTGCGCACGCGAAATCCTTGGGCCATCAGGAAAGTTCCCCCATCTCAATAAACTTGACGCCGTTCGCCGCATTTTGGAAGAACGTGCCGCTAACAGTGTCGGCCCGATAGTAGTTCACCCCCCGAAACTCTATGGAACCGCTGTTAAAGTTGATGCTCATAATGGGCAGCCCGGCGTAAGGTCCGCTAGAAACGACTGCAGCAGAACTTATGTAGGCCCCCACCACCGCGTTCTGCACGGCTAGTTTGGAGATGAATGCCGATGAAATGACAGTCTGTCCGTTCTCGATAGCGAACATCGCTTGCGGTACACCGTTGATGTTTTGCATCACCGCAAATCGGTCAGCGACGAATACCACCTGCGATTGCATTCCACCTGGGGTGTTTTCGATACCGATACCCATGCCGGCGCCGTAATACACCCCGTTGCTGTTCACGCCCAGCTTGATGCTGTACATCAAATTCAGCTTGCCGTTCGTGCTGGCCTGGGCGCTGCTGATGGTCTGGATGCTCCCCTCAGCATTGCCGACGCGAACGCCAACCTGGCTGATCGACTGGGACAGCGCGCTGTCAGCATTCGCGCGGGTAGTTGCCTCCGTGGCGATGGATGCCTCGGCATCACCGATGCGCGAGTTAGCCAAGGACACCTGCTGGGTCAGGGCGTTGTCGGCGTTAGCGCGGGTCAGCGCCTCCTGGCTGATGGCGGCCTCGGCACTACCTACCCTTGAGCCCATCTGGGTAATGGACTGCGACAGCGCTTCGTCCGCCGTCGCGCGGGTGTTGCTTTCGGTTCGGATCGTCGCCTCCGCCTCACCAATACGTGAGGTAGCCTCGATGATCCGCTGGGTGAGCGCTGTGTCGGCGTCAGCCCTAGCTGTCGCCTCTGTGATGATCGCGGACTCGGCCTGTCCAACCCTGACCCCCATCTGCGTGATGGACTGAGCCAAAGCTTCGTCGGCGGTGGCCCTGGTGGCCACCTCCTGGCTGATATTGGCGGTGTTGCCGTCTACCGTGACCCCGAGCTTCGTGATGGACTGGGCCAGTGCCTCGTCCTCGGTTGCGCGGGCGTAGCTCTCCTGTGATACCGCGGCTTCAACCTCGCCCACGGAGACCTTCACCTCATCAACCTGGCGGGCTATGGCCAGATCTGCATTGGCGAAGGCGGAATACACGGTCCAGGTGCCGGCCTTCACGGCTGCGCCGCCAGCAAACCAATCGTTTCCACCGGCCATATCCGGATTGACTTGGGCCTCAACCCCCAGCACCCGAGAAGCCACGGCCGCGAGTTCACCGTTGATCTCCTCGACACTGGTCTCGACCCCGTCTAAGCGCACGGCCAGCGCGGCGACCATATCGCCGATCGAGGCGTAATCCCCGATGTACTCCCAATAGGTGCCATTCGTCACTGGGGTGCCGGCTGGTACGTCCTGCTTGGCCCGATACATCTTGCCGTCGAGTTTGACCAGGGAACCCGCCAGGTAGGACTTGCCCGACTCCCAGTCGGGGGCGCCAGCGATATCTGCGATTTGCGCCTGTAGGGTGTCGAGCTGCCCCTGGAGCGCGTTGTCGCCAACCGTGATGCGCTCATTCAGGTCTTCAGCAACGCCCTCGATCCGCTCATTGATGGAACCAGGCCCTGTACCGGAGATTTTTTCGATCTCGCTCAGCAGGTTCTGGCCCAGCTCGGTTTCGGTGATCTTGCCGGTGATGTAGTCGAGTATCTCGTTGGCGTCGGCACTCGACTGGCCGTGCACCCAATCTGTCCAAGGCCCGATGTTGCCGGTGCGGTCAACTAGGCGCCCACGGAAGTAACGTATGACCCCAGCAGCCATGCCGCTGTGCAGGTAGCCGGATGTGGGGTAGGCCTGGAGGCCCAGCGCCTCCGGATTCTGCCCGGTGTACTCGGATGCCATCTGCAGCTCGGTGTAGGCAGTGTCGCCAGCGCCTTCGGGAAAGCCCCAGGAAAGACGTATGCCGAAAATCTCCGACTTCGTCCGCAGGTAAGCCAGCGCGGGCGGCGCACCTTCTTTGCCTTTGAGCTGAGTGAGCGTCGAGCTTTTCCAAATCGACGTAATGTCGAATGAGCTGACAGCGCGCACGCGGGCCAAGTAGGCGCCAGCATAGATACCAACCACGTCAACCGAAGTGGCCCCGGTACGCTGCAGCCGGATCCAGTTGCCGTTGTCCTTGCGCCATTCCACGTCATAAGCAACTGCGCCCTGCACTGCAGGCCAGGCAATCGTCATGGTACTGACCGCGATGCCTTGGTCCACGGCATAGGCCGAGGTCAGGGACACGCTAGCCGGCGGCTGGACAGTCTTGACCGGGATCACGCTGATCGGGCGTTCGTCCAGCTTGGCGCCGGTGTCGATCGCAGCGAACTTGCTCGGGTTGAACTCGAGCGCGGTGATCTCGTAGTCGCCCTCCTGGGTGCGAGTGGTCTTCAGCACTCGGAACAGCTGTACCGCCAGGTCGTCGTAGTCGATCGCCCACTGCAGCTCTGGCTCCGGCTGAACGCCATACGCGGTGGTAACCGTCACTGCACGACCGGCGACGGACTGCACCGTGCGCGCCTGGGCGGTGCCGTTCGGCAGGTTGAGGATCAGACGGTCACCGGCCTTGATCGGCGTGTCACGGTCCAGGGTCACGACGCGCCCGGCGACTGCCGAGATCCGGCCACCGTTCGGGCGGCCAGCCACCAGCTCGTCAGCCACTGGGATGACGTAACCAGGCAGTGGGATACGGCCTTCCATGCCGGTCTTGAAGGTAACGGTACGGTCCTGGCTATTGCTCAGCAGCGCCCACTTACCGCGGCGCTGAGCCTCGGAGGCGCGGGTGCAGCCGATGGCCGAGATCTCGATCGGGCGATCGCGGTACCGGCGCTGCAGCGCCAGGTCGGTGACCGGGATGACGTCGGTGTCGTAGTTGTTGGCCGGGTTGTCGTAGCTGACCAGGGCGCGGCTGTAGTGTGTATTGCGCTCGGCACCGCCATAGACGAACTCGCCATCGATGACATTGGCCCGGGTGAAGACGTAGTCGATGTCCTGCGCGCGCGGCATGTCCGCCTGCATGAACAGCGAACCGTGGGCCCAGTACACCATGCCTCGGTAGATCGCCGACAGATCGCGCAGCAGGGTCCAGGCCTCAGCGCGGCCCTGCAGGTTCATGTCGCACAGGAAGCGCGGCTCCTGACCGCCCTGCCCGTTCGGCACGAGCTGGTCGCAGTACTGGGCAATACGGTACATCTCCCACTTGTCGACCATCCACGACTTGATGCGCTTGCCCAGTCCGAAACGGTCCTCGACGCACAGGCCGTAGGTCACGAACGCCGGGTTGTTGGTCCAGGCTTGCTTGAAGGTCCCTTCCCATACGCCTGTGTAAATGCGATTCACAGGGTCGTAGTTGGTCGGCACCGGCCAGCGCTTAGCTTTGCATTTGAC